TGATAGTGGAAATACCTGCTGATGTTGATTCATTACAGATTATAAAAGATTATTACACAAAATATATAGTAAAGGATACATTACAATTGACATATGATTTCGGTTCTGAGATTACTATCGACTCAATTGGTAATAAACCAAGTTCATCTTTAGGATTTGGTGTTCTTACAGATACAATCACTCAGAATAAGGTAATAAGTAGAGATGTTGTGTGGAATTTTCAAATACCTACAATATATAATACAACAATCGTAAAGGAATTGCCTAAACGAGTATTATACTACGGAGCTGGTATGGCTTTCGACCAAACAAATGCAATAAACCAAATTAAAGTTGGGTTGTTGTATAAAGATAAGAAAGATAAGATGTGGGGATTTGATGTTGGTGCAATAAACATAGATGGCAACGTAACTCCATATGTTGGTGGTTCAATGTATTGGAAACTATCATTTAAGAAGAAAAAATAAATGGCAAAACAGTCACTTAAGGACATAATAAAATTAGAGTATCAGAAATGTGCATCAGACCCGATATACTTCATGAAGAAGTATTGTATGATACAACATCCGGTTCGTGGTAAAATACCATTTCATTTATATCAATTTCAAGAACGAACTCTTAACGAATTTGCAGACCATCGATATAACATCATACTAAAATCTCGACAGACTGGTATTTCAACCCTAACTGCTGGATTTTCACTTTGGAAGATGTTATTCAATCAAGATTTCAACGTATTAGTAATTGCAACCAAACAAGAGGTTGCAAAGAACCTTGTAACGAAGGTTCGTGTGATGAATCAATATTTACCATCGTGGTTAAAACAAAATACAGTAGAGGATAACAAATTATCATTACGATACTCAAACGGTTCTCAGATTAAAGCAACTTCAGCTGCATCTGATGCAGGACGTTCGGAAGCACTATCACTATTGGTGTTTGATGAAGCCGCCTTCATTGATAAAATTGAAGATATATGGGTTTCGGCTCAATCTACATTATCAACAGGGGGTAATGCAATTATACTATCTACACCAAACGGAGTTGGAAACTTTTTTCACAAAACATGGGTAGGTTCTGAAGATGGTTCAAATACATTTAACAATATTAGATTACATTGGACTGTTCATCCAGAACGAGACCAAACATGGAGAGATGAACAAGAAGTTCTATTAGGACCAAAGGGAGCAGCACAGGAATGTGATTGTGATTTCGTATCTTCTGGAGATACTGTTATCGATCCACAACTTTTATTATTTTACAAAGAAACTTATTGCCAAGACCCAATTGAAAAGACTGGATTTGATGGAAATCTATGGAAATGGGAATATCCAAATTATCAGAAATCTTATATGGTAGTTGCCGATGTTGCCCGTGGTGATGGGGGAGATTTTTCCACTTGTCATGTTATTGATATTGAAAATTCATTACAAGTTGCAGAATATAAAGGTAAATTGGGAACAAAGGAATTCGGAAATTTCTTGGTATCACTTGCAACTGATTATAACAACGCATTATTGGTAATTGAAAACGCAAATATTGGTTGGGCAGTAATTCAACAAGTAATCGATAGACAATATCAAAACTTATTCTATATGAGTAAGGATTTAAAGTATGTAGATGTAGAACATCAACTAAACAATAAATACAGAGCTGATGATAAGAACATGGTTCCTGGTTTCTCAACAACTTCTAAAACAAGACCACTTATCATATCTAAATTAGAACAATACATCAGAGAAAAATCGGTAACGATACGTTCTACGAGAACCATAGATGAATTGTTTACATTTATATGGAATGGTAATAGAGCTGAAGCAATGAGAGGATATAATGATGATTTGGTAATGGCATTATCAATCGGATTGTGGGTTAGAGATACTGCATTAAGATTAAGACAAGAAGGAATTGATTTAACTAAACAAACTTTAGGTGGAATAGGACAATCCAATGATGGACTGGCCGGTGGGTTTGGTGGTAACAATTCTATGGATGAAAATCCATGGACTATGAAGGTTGGTGATGTTAATGAGGATTTGACATGGTTAATAAAGTAATTGGTTGTTTTTACAAATTGGTTAATAAAATAAATCTATATTTATAGTATAGAATGAAATAAGTATGATATCATTATATAATTTATTAGTAGAAAGTCAAGAATACTGTGAAGAATACACAGTAGAGAACTATCAAGATATACAGGAATTTGCTAAATTTATGAAGGAATATAAGTCCGAAGTAAATGAAGGAGAGTATCAAGGTAGAGAAGTTAAACTTGGAAAACCGATGAGAGGTGATGTTAAAAAGTTTAAAGTATATGTTAATAACCCCAAAGGTAATGTGGTAAAGGTAAACTTTGGCCATGGAGGAACTTCAGCTAAATCAGCAGGAGAGAAAACTATGTCAATCAGAAAATCTAATCCAGATGCAAGAAAAGCATTTAGAGCTAGACACAACTGTGATTCACCTGGACCAAAACACAAGGCAAGATATTGGTCTTGTAGAAAATGGTAATAATAAAGGTTATAAATTAAAAAATAAATACAAATGGCAGATACTTCATTTTTCGGACGTTTAACAAAACTCTTTCGTACCAAGGCAATCGTAACGGTTGACGATAAAGGTAGGAGAAAAGTTTTTGATGGCGATGAAAGACAACAAACAAATCTATCTTCTTTAAGAGATAGGTACACGAAGATACAAAAATCTTTCTTTGAACAAGCAGGTGGTGCACAATCAATGGCATACCAACAAGTTCGTAGAGAAGTTTTTAGAGACTATGATGCAATGGATAACGACCCGATATTAGCTTCGGCACTTGATATCTATGCAGATGAATCTACATTAAAAAACGAATTCGGTGATACTTTAATGGTACACTCGGATAATGAAAACGTAAAAGATATACTTGATAACTTATTCTATGATATCCTTAATGTTGAATTCAACTTATGGCCATGGGTAAGAAACATGTGTAAGTATGGTGATTTCTTTTTAGGTTTAGAAGTAGCAGAAGGAAAAGGTATTGTAAATGTTACTCCACATTCTGTTTACAATACAGAACGATTAGAAAGAACAGACCCAACCAATCCAAATTCAGTTAAGTTTAAAATTACTGAAGACCCGAATGGTAAAGAGGAATATGAAAACTTTGAAATTGCACATTTTAGATTATTAGCAGATACAAACTGGTTACCATATGGTAAATCAATGATTGAAAATGGTAGAAGGCTGTGGAAACAATTATCTCTTATGGAAGATGCAATGTTAATCCATAGAATAATGAGAGCACCTGAAAAGAGAGTTTTCAAAATTGATATTGGTAACATTCCTCCAACGGAAGTTGATAACTACATGCAAAGAATTATTAACAAGATGAAGAAAGTTCCTTTTGTTGATAAGAATACAGGTGATTACAATTTAAAGTACAACATGCAAAACCTAACAGAAGATTTCTATCTTCCTGTTCGTGGGGGTGATAGTGGTACAAGTATTGATAATCTTGCTGGTATGGAATATACAAGTATAGAGGATATTGATTACTTAAAAAACAAAATGTTTGCAGCATTAAAGATTCCAAGAGCATATTTAGGATATGAGGAAAACGTTAATGGTAAAGCAACACTTGCCGCTGAGGATGTAAGATTTGCAAGAACAATTGAAAGAATACAACGTACAGTAGTTTCAGAATTATCTAAAATTGCAATCGTACATTTATATGCACAAGGAATCCAAGATTCTGAAATGACTAACTTTAGTTTATCTTTGGTTAATCCATCTACTATATATGAACAAGAGAAGGTTAACCTTTGGAGTGAGAAAGTAAGATTGGCACAAGATATCCAAGCATTAAATATGTTATCTAAGGATTGGGTATATGATAATATCTTTAAATTATCTGGTGGTGAACAAGATACACAACGAGTTAAGATGTTAGATGACTTGAAAGATAGATTTAGATTCCGTTCTATTGAGGATGAGGGTAATGACCCTGCAACTGAATCTGAAGAACCAGATGACATTGAAGAATCTATTGAAAAGATAAAACAAGAAATTAAGAATAAAGGTGGAAGACCAAGAGAGGGAGGAACATATGGGAAAGATAAACACCCATTAGGTAGAGACCCACTTGGTGATAAAGAACGAACATCGAAGAGATCTCGAACTTCCGAAGATACTGCTGGAAAAATAATCAACGGTATATCATCAAAACGAAAGTATTTACACGAAGAAACGGACATGTTAAATGAGGATAATATCCTCGATGATACGAAAAATTAAGTTATCTTTTATATTTTTATATTTATAATAGGATATAATATTTACCATATCACAATTGGAAAAATATCAAATGAAAAAAATAAGACACTCTAAATTTAAAAACACTGGGTTTCTATTCGAACTTCTTACAAAACAAATAACACTTGAGGTGTTAAATGGTTCGGAAGAAAAATCGAAAGAAATCATAAAAGAATTCTTTGCGGGCAAAAGTGAGTTGGCAAAAGAATTAAGACTTTTTAATCTTTTGATTAACGAGAAGTATAATTCAGAGGCAAAAGCTGAAAAGTATATTGATGCTATATTAGAAGCACATACACGATTGGATTACGCTAAACTTAAACGAGAAAAGTACAATCTTGTCAAATCAATTAAGGAAACATTAGATATTGATAATTTCATGTCATCTCCTGTTACTAACTATAAGATATTAGCTTCTATTCATAAGTTATTTGAAGCAAAAGCAATAAACGTTAGTGATGTAAAGGATGTATTTGATTCCAAACTTACTCTTGTAGAACACATCTCCACTAAAGTTACTACTTTAAAGGAAAAAGAAGATAGGTTAATTGAAGATTACAGAAAACAAGAAAAGGATTTAAGATTACTTACTTTCAAAATCTTAACTGAATCTTTTAATAAGAAATATACTAATTTAAATGCTGACCAAAAAGGATTGTTAAGAGAATACATTAATAATGTATCAAACACTTCTAAATTCGGTGAGTACTTTTCTAAAGAATTAGTAAAAACCATTACAGAACTCCATTCGATGTATCAATCGATGAGTGATAAGATTACCAAAATAAAACTTAGAGAAACTATAAACGTTTTGAAAAAACAAAAAGTTGGTAAAAAGATTTTAGATGAACAAGTTTCGGCATTAATGTTATCTTACGAACTTATCAAGGAAATAAAAAATGTCAATGGAAA